GAATACCTGTAGATATTCTCAGATAAAGGGAGTTTGTGCTTTAAATGGTAATTTAAGCCTTGAGTTGTTTCAACTAATAGATTAAGTAGTTTTATCATAAAAATCTTTTCTAAAATACCTTCCTTCTATATTATCGTTTATGTAATTTGAATCTGGTTCTATTACTCCTTTAATAAATAGGAATTTATTTTCATAGTACGTATGCAGCTTCTTATTTGGAGTAAAGGTAAGAATTTCTCTTGAGAATTCCGACTGTTTACCTTCTTTTATTAAGCCTTTTATTTCTGAGTGAGAACCATAATAGGTTTTCCAATCAGATTCTTTTCTAACTATTTTAGATTTACTAGCTCTTTTATCTGTTATTAAAGCCAGTTCTTTCTTACCTAAAGCTTTTTTTGTAACAGAAATAAGTTGTTTTTTTCCTAGATACTTTCTACCGGTTGGAATATGTGTTACTTCATAGATAAACCCGAATGTTGATTCGGGCATATCTGTAAGTTCTTTTATTTCTTTATTTTGATATAACCACATTGTTTATTTTTTTTAGAATAATGCATTCCAAGATGTTCCATTGTAATAGTATAGTTTGCTAGATCCTGCTGATCCTTGTGCTACTACCATTCCTTCTACTGGTGCTGCTGGTAAAGAGGCTCTTCTTGTTAATTGAAAAATGTCGTTTACCATTAACGAACCTGTTATCTGTACCTGAGATCCTGAAGCGAATATAAGATTTGACCTACTAGCATCTGCTGTACCATTACCTACTATGAATGCTGATTGAGCTGATGATGATATGTTAAACTGTCCTATTACTGATTGATATGATCCTGATGCTATTGTTTGATTACCTGCTGCATGTGAAAAATTTCCTGAAGCTGTTGTATAACTTCCTTCAGCATGTGAGTATTGACCTAATGCTACTGTATAAAAACCTTCTGCATGTGAGCACATTTCTACAGATATTGAACCAAATCCTTCTGCGTGTGATCCTGGTCCTAGAGCTATATTTTGATTACCTTCTGCGTGTGAATAAGATCCTGATGCTATTGTCTGAGTCCCTTCTGCATGCGATGCATACCCTTTTGCATAGTTTCCAGTTCCTTCTGCATGTGAATAGTTTTCTACTGCAAACGTAGTATACCCTTCAGCATGTGAGGATTGTCCGGTAGCTGTAGTACTCTCCCCTTCGGCATGTGAATAAGATCCTGATGCTACAGTACTTAGTCCTTCTGCATGTGATCCTAGTCCTGATGCTGTTGTTTGATCTCCTTCTGCGTGTGAATAAGATCCTGATGCTATTGTAAGGTACCCTTCAGCATGTGATATAGAACCTTGTGCTACTGTCTCACTTCCTTCAGCATGGGAGTAAGATCCTGAGGCTATTGTGTTTAGTCCTTCAGCATGAGAACTTTGTCCGGATGCTAGAGTACTCTGACCTTCAGCATGTGAATATACTCCTGATGCTAGTGTAGTAACACCTTCTGCATGTGATGCTCCTCCTGATGCTATTGTTTGTTGACCTTCAGCATGGGAGTAATATCCTGAGGCTATTGAACTTTCTCCTTCAGCATGTGAATAAAGTCCTGTTGCTGTGGTTCCATATCCTTCAGCATGTGAATAGCTTCCTGATGCTATTGTTACGGAACCTTCAGCATGTGCAAAAAGTCCTTTTGCTAGTGATCCTGATCCCTGTGATAGTGATCCTGTTATTTGTACACTTCCTGATCTGATACCATTCCAGAAAGATGCTGTCTCTGCGTAAGAGGCTGATGTTGCGTTTGTTGCTGTTGCAATTGAAAAAGAAGCTGTTCCGAATAAAGAACCTGTAAAAGATGTTGCAATAACACTTCCTGATACTTGTAATGATCCTGTTACCTGTACTTGAGAGCCTGATGCAAATATTAGGTTTGATCTAGAGCCTGATGCAGTACCGTTACCTATTATAAAAGCTGATTGTGCTGATGATGATAGGTTGTATTGTCCTTGTACGTGTTGGTATGATCCTGATGATATTGTATTAAATCCTTCTACATGTGAGTATGCTCCCGAAGATGTTGTATAATATCCTTCAGCATGTGAAGCGTCTCCTTGTGCTCTTGTATTCTGTCCTTCTGCATGTGATGCGTATCCATTTGCAAAAGTACTTTCTCCTTCAGCATGTGAATAAGCTCCTGATGCTATTGTAAGGTACCCTTCTGCGTGTGCACTATTTCCTGCTGCTGTACTCCCAAATCCTTCTGAGTGAGCATATAATCCTGAAGCTATTGTTTGTCTTCCTTCGGCATGTGAATAATCTCCAATTGCTACTGAATCTGCTTCTGCATGTGAATAAGATCCTGATGCTATGCTGTAATACCCTTCAGCATGCGAATAAGATCCTGTTGCAGTAGTCCCTTGTCCTTCTGCATGTGATGCGTATCCATTTGCAAAAGTACTTGCTCCTTCAGCATGCGAATAAGCTCCGTTTGTTGATGCTCCATTTCCTTCAGTGTGTGAACCTGTTCCGTAGCTAAAAGTACCACTTCCCTCAGCATGAGAATATGGTGCTATTGCTTGAACATAGTACCCCTCTGTATGAGATCCTTCTCCGTTTGCTTGAGTAGTGTTTCCTTCTGCGTGTGAGTATACCCCCCTTGCTTGTGTAGTATTTCCTTCTGCATGTGATCCGGTTCCTGACGCAATTGAGCCTTGTCCTTCTGCATGTGAGTATGATCCTGTTGCAGTAGTGTATGCTCCTTCAGCATGAGAATATATACCTGATGATGTTGACCCTGATCCTTGTGATAAAGATCCTGTTATTTGTACATTGCTATTTCTTGACAATGTACCACCAGTTAAGGTAGTCCAAGGAGAGGTTGTGGTAACTGAGATAGACATTGATGTAGGGGTTGGTACCGTTACTCCATCACTACCTGTTGTAAAAAAGGTTATAGTACTTCCTGACATGGAGGCGGAGTAGAAGAATGATGAAAAGTTAGTGTCTAACTGTTCGAGTGAAAGTGCTGATCCTGTTACCGATCTTAGTGTGATTGCCATATCTTTATTTTTAAATATCTATTTTTACTATTATTGTCATTTCTGTATTAGCAGGTTTTGGAATAGGTCTGGTTGCTTTACCTACTGCTATCAGTTGATTTGCATCATTATATAGACCTACTGTTGTTATGTACGGTTGGAAAGCACTACCCGTTAGCTTATTATTTATTATCCCGTTATTTACTGCAGAAGATGTACTATAAATACTTCCTTCACTATCATAAACTGTTTTTAAAGAACTACTAAGTGCAGTTGGATTGTAGGTATAGTTGTATTCTGACTCTCTTATTTTACAGTGATAATTATGTGTAAAAATTGGGTGACTTGAATCAAAATACATTGTTGTACTTGTCCAGCTTAGTGAAGGTTTATAAGTACCTTTATTAACTAAAGTTGGTGTTTGTATATTATTAAAAAACCTAGCATAAAGATCATCTGTAATTATAGCCATTCCATGAGGATATATTAAATCGCCTACTATGTATCTCGGATTACTTCCTGATAGGTATATATTCCCTTCTGCGTCATCTAAAAATACTACATCGGTTGTAGTTGCTAGATTTGGTAATCCACCATTCGAAAGATATCCACCATTTGCATAGTCATTGATAATTGTTGCTGCTGTTAATGGGTTATCTACTGTTATCTTAAAGCTACCTGGACGTATATTTATTCCGTATAGGTTTCTTGGTATCGAAAATAAATATGGTTTTGTATCTGCAGCTGTAACACGGTTTTTATCATACGTTCTACTTCCTGATAATGTTAGGGTTGTTTGGTCGTAATAATCAAATGAATGTAAAATAATTTCACCTGTATCTGCAGATCGTGTAGGATAGTATAATTGTGCTAAACTCTGTGCAGTGTACGATGTGTTAAGTGCTGCAGCAAGTGGTCCTAATGTCTGTAAAGTTGGATTATAATTCTTTGCTGAATCAGATGCTTGAATTCCGTAACTATCAAAATCACTACCAGTTACTGCCCACGATTTGTGAGCATTATAGGTAGTAATATATGCATCTTGTTTATTTAACTTTTTGTAAGTACTCATTCATTAATAA